CATTGATTGTGAACTAGATTGTGAAATATGCCAATTTGAAGGAAGACTAATTTTTCAATATATAAACGGAAGTTTTCATAATCCTACTGGTCAAATTATCGAACTGTCAAAATTACTGATGAAAGGCGAATTAAAAGACACAAAAAGTATCTTTTGTTCTATGGTACTTCGATTAATGGATACTGAAGAATACAGTAACAATTATTGCAAATCTTTGGATTTAGTTCTGAGGCTGTTTCCTGAAATAGATGGAGAATTATTAGAAAAGGAATTGGATAGATATATTTAAGCATTACAAGGATGAGTAAAATGAATTTAAATGAATTAAGAGACAAAGCATATAAAACAGCTTGTGAACATGGGTTTCACGATCAAGAGCTAAGTAACAATCATTTTCTTTGCCTTGTGATTTCTGAACTGATGGAAGCTGTGGAAGCAGATAGAAAAGGAAGGCGTGCTAATGTTGATCGGTATAATAAGAAGATTGCTAACAGCCGCATTTGTCAAGGATTGGATTCTGACATTCCCAAAGAGCGCGGTTACGAAGTTGCATATAACGAAACCATTAAAGGTTCAATCGAAGAAGAATTAGCTGATGCTGTTATCCGCTTGCTTGATCTTGCAGGACTTCGAGGAATAAACCTTGAACTTGCCAACGGAGATATTGATGACTGTATTGAAGATATGGCAGAAGCCTGTAAAGACGAAACTTTCACCGAATCAATCTATTCCATCTCTACACTTCCTGTTAGGTATGACGGAATATTTGATTTACCTACAGCCGTGAATGATATGATACTATCAATCTTCGGGCTTGCCAAGCACTTAGATATAGACCTGCTTTGGCACATCGAGCAGAAAATGAAGTATAACGAACTCCGTGAAAAGATGCACGGGAAGAAGTATTAACTCTCAAATCAAAAAAATGGATGATAAACGAAAACAAATATTGGTAGATTACATATCCTACCTGTATACGACGGGTAGGAGCTATGACAGCATCGGGAAATACATCAAATATGTGACTGATTTTCTTGAAAATTCCGAAGAAATCAATCGTCGCGGTTATTTGAAATATAAACATAAAAATGCAGATGTTATGGTGCGCCATTCATTTATGTGCGCGGCTGTTTGTGATTTATTGTCTTATCTTAAAATCGGATATGGCCGACGGGAAAAGGCTGTAAAGCCTTTGGAGAAACTTGAGGTTATTTCAGAGAAGAATAAGAAACTGCTTAATGATTTTATAATATGGTTGACTGATAATAATGATTATTCATTACATACAGTTGATATCTATCACACTTCTCTTAAGCAGTACTTCGAATACGCTAATGAACTGAATATGGACAATTGCAGGCGATTTATCAAAAGCCTTGAAGAGGAAAAACTTTCTCCAGCTACCATTCGATTACGTATTACAGCCATTGAGAAGTTCTCCAAATGGGTGAAGAAACCTATTGAACTGAAACGACCTAAAATGAAACGCAAGTTGGATGTAAACAATGTGCCGACAGAAGAGGAATATAATAGGTTACTGGAGTATCTGAAAACTAAACTCAACAAGGATTACTATTTCTTCATTAAGGTATTGGGTACTACAGGAGCTCGGCTCTCGGAGTTTCAGCAATTCACGTGGGAGGATATAGCGATCGGCGAAGTTGTTTTGAAAGGGAAAGGGAACAAGTATCGGCGTTTCTTTTTCCAGAAGCAATTGCAGAGGGAAGTGAAGGACTATATAAAGGAGACAGGCAAGTCCGGTACTCTTGCTGTTGGGAGATTCGGGCCGTTGACTCAAAGAGGTCTTTCACAGCATCTGAAAGTATGGGGTAAACATTGTGGTATCGATTCGAAAAAAATGCACGCTCACGCCTTCCGGCACTTCTTTGCTAAAATGTTCCTGAAGAAAACCAAAGATGTAATTCAATTAGCAGACCTTCTTGGTCATGGTAGTGTAGATACAACAAGAATTTATTTACAAAAAAGTTATGATGAACAACAAAGAGACTTTAATAAAAACGTTACGTGGTAGTGTAGCCCAGCTCAATGAATTGTCGGATATGACTGAAGGCATAGATGTTTATGACGCTGCCGGATATGTTGATACTGAATTTCTTATGGAAGCGCTTTCCTGTGTTAATACTTTTATGGATGCGAGTAATATGGTTATTACGAAAATATCCTCACTGTTAGCGCCGGACGCTCCGGTTGATGAAAGGAAGAGCCAGGCTGATGAAGGTAAGAAATGGAATGTGGAAGAGATACTGAAGCATTGTACTCTTGAGGATAGTGTTCTTAAACTTCCGAAAGTACAATTCAATAAGAAATCCTACGCTGAAGCAAAGAAATGGATAGAAGAAGCTGGCGGCTCATGGCAGGGAGGTAAGATACAGGGATTCACATTTCCTTTTAATCCGGAACGTGTGTTCTCCATCTTGAAAGAAGGTAAGCGATGCGATTTGCAAAAAGATTTTCAGTTCTTTGAAACACCTGCTGATATTGCAGACTGGCTGGTAATGCTTGCCGGGGGAATAAATGAGGTTGATACGGTGTTGGAGCCAAGTGCCGGACGTGGTGCTTTGATAAAAGCGATTCATCGATCGTGTCCGTCAGTAACAGTTGAATGTTATGAACTGATGCCGGAAAACAGAGAGTTTCTTCATACACTTGATAACGTAATATTGCTTGATGAAGATTTTACGAAAGACAGTGTAGGGCATTACACTAAGATTATTGCTAATCCTCCATTTTCCGGTAATCAGGATATTGACCATGTAAGACTTATGTATGAACGCTTGGAAGAAGGTGGAACTCTTGCGGCTATAACCAGCCGGCATTGGAAATTTGCGTCTGAAAAGAAATGTGTTGAGTTCCGGGAATGGTTGGAAGAAGTTCATGGAGAAGTTTTTGAAATCGGAGCCGGTGAATTCAAGGAAAGTGGAACAACTGTTAGCACTATGGCAGTTGTAATAAAAAAGTGATTTATAACAAATTAGAAAGGAATAAGAATATGTACTACAAAATAGTAAACAAAGAAAGCTCTATCTATCAAAAGATGGTAGAGTAGCGTGAAAAGGAACTTAAAACCAAAGAAGAAAACAAGGAGCTTCTTCGGCAGCATATTCCTTATGCTTATGAAAAGTTTGCTGGTTTTACAGATCAAGGAGCAAGGAGAGTTCCCATTCCGATAGGCTTCTATTTTCTTAATCCGGAAGAAGTGGACTTGGCTGTGTGGAAGGAAGATGTCAAGCGCAAAGGTTTGTTCTATCCATCTAAACGAACGAAAGCCGGAAAGGAAATGCAGAAGTTCCTTAATTCTCTCGATTCTTATTCAGCTTTTCGACTTCTTGATGAGATAGGGATAGATTATTATGGTGAGTTCCACACACCTTTCTTAGAGGTAGTAGGTGATGCCGTCGTTGTTCATTTGGACGATAAACATGAACCGAAAGACGAGAACTTTATTGAGATAACGAAGAAAGAGGCGTTTGACTTACTTGGATTGACTAAATAAAATTCAGATATGAATCAAATTGAGTTTAAGATAAAAGCCCTGCCGTCTATAAAGACAACAGGACTTGAAAGA